TTCCGTTTGTGGTAATTATTTTTCCAGCTTTCATGGTATAATAATCATATTCCCATGTAACAGCAAAATTTTCCATATCACCAACAGTGTCGTAACTTAACTCTATTGCTGCAACTTCGGTTGGCCAACAATCTTTAAACTGAAATGTCATACCTTTTGTACCGTCTTTGCCATAATGAGTCAAGTCAACTTGACCACTATATGTTGAAGGTACACCAGATACTCCTAAATTGGATTCTGGGCCATTTATTATATCAGTCCAATCTTCTAGAGCTCTTCTAATATCAAATGTTTCACTATTATAAAAAGTTGTCGATAATGTTCCAAACGTCATCTCGCCAGGAAGTTTGACTGTTCTACCAAAAAATTGTTTTTCTATCGGTGTAATAGTCAAGCCAGGTATTGCAGAAGTAAAACACTTAGTTGTGTGGTCTGCTGGTATATCTACTGGTGATGTAATTATCGATACATTAAATAAACTGGGCCGAGCTCCGCCCTGTTTAAGTTTCCCTTTAAAATCCGATATTGCTCCATATGCCATTTAATTTCTCCTAATCTAGTTATTATTATTTATATCAAAAGTATTAAACAGCACCAACGACTTCGGAGAATTCTACACCACTACGAACAGCAACAAAGTTGAGTTGTATGAAGTTGATAGAACGTGAAGGTTTGATGAAAATGTCTCCCCTAAAACCATTACTGTCAACAACTTGTGGAGTATTATTAGAAGCGTCACAGATAACTCTAAAGTCCTGTATTCCACCTCTACCTTGAATATCTCTCAAGAAGGGTTCAACCATTGCAACAAACTGTGAACGTGTGAACTCATCGTTGAACTCAAACAACTGGAATCTCGCAGCATTTGCAATTGCTTTTTCCAGTAGAATGAATAGTCGTCTTACGTTGATTCTATCAAACGCAGATGGTTTTGTCAACTGTGTCTTATCTCCATAAAGGATTGTTCCTTCGCCCGGAAATGAAACAACAGGATTGACTTGTGACTGATACAACTTATCACGTTCCGCTTTCTTAGGATTGAAAGGAAGATTTACAACTCCTTTAATCTGACCTCTGGTAAATCCAGCTGGGGAAAAGAACGGATCACGAATTTGATCTGTTTGAGCACAAGTTCCAGCGATGTCACCATTCAATGGAACATAACGAAATTTATCGTTATGTTTATCGAACTGATACTTGTATCCAGAATCCATAACTGCATAAGAGGAATTCTTATTGACTGTCTCTCTATAAGCAATTATGTTATCGGTAGCAGTTGAAGAACTGGTTACACCAACAACATCTGCTTTTTCTGGTGAAAAGAAAGCAATACAATCTTTTCTGTATTCAGCAATGTTATCAATAACGTGTCGAACAACTGTTGAACCGTGATTTGCTGTTAGGAAGAGTGAAACATCAACATCTTCTGCACCTTTCATTAGGTCATATGCACGGATGGTATCAGCATCAGATGGCCCTGTTCCGTTAATTCCACCGTTAAAACTAAGTGTCAAAGGAAGTGATTGATTTTCAAAAGAATCAGAAGTTTGAGCACCCGAAGCATCAGCGGTTGCACCCCAAGCACGAAATTTTGCAGTTCCATCAGTAACTAAAGTTCCATCACCAGCAGTATCATTACCAGCAACTGCAGAAGCAGTAGTTCCGTGACCACCCATTGTTGGATGATCTAACCACCAAACATATGTGGAATTTTTGTTGATATAATTTTTGTAAAAAATATCTTCTCCCCCATCATCTTTTGCAGCACTTGCGACTGACATATTAGCGTGTGCTTCTAGAACTTCACCTTTTGTTCCTGACCAATCACCATTTTCATCGATGATAGCAACATGGATTTCATCCTGAGACATATCCTTGTCGTCAGCAAAAGTAGAAGTTGTTGGAGCACCTTCACTAAATGCACCAGCATATTCCCATTCTCTTGCTATTGCAGCAGTAGCGTTAGTGGCATTGAATTTTGTAGAAGTTCCTATAACCGTATTTGATGTGATAGATGCAACTCTGTGGGATTCTCCACCTATGGTAATCGTATCACCAACAACAAACTGTTTATCGAACAACGTTCCTGTTCCTGTTACTACTGTTGTATCGAGAGTAGTTACTGCTGTTCCTTTTATGTAAGTAGAAGAAGTTGAGAACGCAGAACGTTTTATTCTTGTTGCAGTTGTTGCAGTTACGTTTGCATCATCTCCGGCATCCGTTGAGAAAGCCGTAGCACCAGTTGCACTTGCAATAGCAGTGATTATATGCCATCCATCCTCTCCAGTAATTTTTATTGCATCTCCAATTCTTAGTTCATCTAGGAAAAGTGAACCAGAACCAACAATAGCACCACTTGAAGCAGTCCAAGCAAATGTACCAGTAAGGTTTCCATCCGATGCTGGTCTATCAGCAGGACAGATTGACATTTTAAGACTGTTACCCAAATCACCTGCCCACTTTGCTATAAAAGGCCCGTCAGCTGCAAATCCCGAAACACCACCACCGATTGCTCCACCTTGTTCTGGATCAAATGTACTATAGTAATTTTCTGTAGTTGTTGTTTGGACGTTTACATATGCTCCAGTATTTGCAGATGCATTTTTAGGTGCAGCGGCATTATCTACTGTTGTATTAGCAGCACGAACTAGATTTAATGCACTTGTATATCCCAAGAAATTAGCAGCTGTGAAAAATGTTTCAAAGTTGTCATCATCTGGTTTTTGAAACATTTCTACTAGATTATCTTCATCGGTAACCAAAGAAACTTGTTCGATTGGGCCCCAATTGAACCTACCAGCAAAACCACCTGCAGAAGTTCCAGCAGAAACTACTACATTAGTCAGGTCAATTTCAGATACGTTTACGCCAGCACTTACTTGAAAGGCCATATTTTTCTCCGTTAAATTTATTTTTTGAGTTTTATGTTGAAGTATTAGTTACTCTATCAATATTTATAAATAACCATAGTTTCAAATTTTATATATAGTGTAATATAAATATGAAAAAACTCGGATGAAGGAGTTGTTATTAGCAACTCCCACACCCTAAACAAAAACACTCTATTGCGGAGAATGTCATGTCTAATAATATATATCATTATACTTATATCATTAGAAATACGAACAACCAAATGAAATATATTGGAGTTCGGAGTTGTGATTGTCTACCCGAAAATGATGACGGATATATGGGTTCTTCAAAAACACTCAATGAAGTAATGAAGATACCACATGAACATTTCACAAAAACTATTATTGATACTTTCCCCACTAGAGAACTTGCAAATGTTAACGAGCATCAACTACACAAACATCATAATGTCGCACAAAATCCAGAGTTCTATAATCTTTGTAATGCTCCTATGGGATTTTGGAATATGAACATGAAAAAGAACGAATCACCGGCTAAAAAACGTGAAAAAGCATTAAAACGTTTCAATGCCAAAGTTATTAAAACCAATGATTGTCATGAATGGAACGCTTCCAAACAAAAACAAGGTTATGGGATGTTCTCTTATGATGGAAAATCCAAACCAGCTCATCGATTTGCTTATCTTCTTCACAAAGGAGAGATTGAAGAAAATATGGTGGTTCATCAAACTTGTGAAAATAATAGTTGTGTAAATCCAGACCATCTTGAGTTACAAACCAAAAGTCAAAATAAAAAAAATTATAACTCTACTCATGTCAGTAAAAATATGGTAGAAAAGAGTAGTGTCAAATTTTTGTATCGTCTTCGTAATGTTAGGCCAGAATTGGAAAAAGAAATTGATGCACTACTCATGTTACTTGTCACCGAAAAAATGAAAGAAGATGACGACTTTGGATTTGAAAAAATAAAGAAAGAAAATTATATTTAGTAATATTCTTTTTGCCACTCTTGTCCCGCTGGTTCCCACACATTATCATCGCCCGGAATTGAGTGTTCATCTGGATCGTGACCATCTTCGATAAACCCGAAAGGCACCATTTCTTCTTCTATCATTCTCATTTGTTCCGAAAACATTTTTTCTCTTATATCTTGGTTCGTGAGTTCTCTGAAGTACCGCTGTTGCACTAACCATGAAAAGAGGACACAACACATCACCAAATCATCGTGAGCTCCATCATCTGCTTCAAAAGATGTACTCTTTCCAATAAACGTTGTCAACTCACTTATTGTATCAAAGTCTTCAATAATCAGATTGTTTCTTTCTATCAAATCTTTGAGAGTAGCACATCCAATTCGTTTGACTTGTTTAGTTGTTCGTATTCCCATCGATACATTTTTAGAAAAACCCCCACCAATCTGTTGACCATTTCTACCATGCATTGTGACCATCATCATATTTTCGTATTCCATATCGTGATAAAGAATATCCGCCACTTGTTGTCCTATGTCGTTCACCTCTACTAGAACAAATGCTTCGTTGTATTTCTGTGCAGTTGTGAAGATTACATTGGGATATAACATTGGTGATATATCATTTTTCCGATACTTTGCGACCTGTCGATAAGGTTGTTTCGTTACATCGAACAGAGAGAACGCTGAGTAGTCTAATCCTACACCTCTTGCTACATCGCACACTATAACATAAGTATGACCAATCACTGGCTCTTGGTAAACATCCAATCCTCCATTTTGATAAACTGGTGATTTGAAAGGCATCGCAAGAAGTTTCTCGGTAGAAATAAGTGTGTTAGAACTACCTAAGAAAGAACATTCAAACTCTTGTTGAAATTGTCGTTCTGAAGTATTTCGTATCGTCTTCTCTTTCCACGCTTCATCTCTATCTGGAACTTGTGACCAATGAACTGAAATGGGAGAGTAGTCATTTTGTTTCTCTTCCGCATCCGTCCACAATTTGTAAAACATATTCATTCCGTTTGGAGTAGATACTATGAATACTTTTGTAGTTTTACCAGAAGAAATTGTAGGATAAACCGAACTGAAAAACTCTTCGGAAATATTGGAAGGCACAAATGCAAACTCATCAAGAAAAATAATATTGAAAGAACCACCTCGAATAGCTGAACCAGAAGTCGAACTAGCGAGGATTTTAGAGCCATTTTCTAGCTCAATATTTCCCTTGTTCCATATCAGTATTC